ACTGCTTCCCGCCGCTTCCACGGCCGGGTTCTGTTTCACTTTCTCTGTGTCCATATCGTTCCTTGTTGATGATTACGCTGCAAAAATCGGTATTGTGCAAGAGGCGTTTTCCATAGTCGTTACCGAGTCGGCAATGATTTTTTTGAAAAGTCCCGTCCGGCAGGTCTGAAAAAGCTTTTATGCCGCTGTTTCCATCCCTCAAGGTACATAAGGTGTCTTGCCTTACCATATATTATATATAAGGTGTGGGGCAGGGACTGGAACAGGAATGATGGGGAGATAGATGTACCCGAAGAACGCCAACGGCTGCCACGACAACGCCAAATGCTGCCACGCGCCTGACAAGCGGTGGACTCTGCCCGTAATTCCGTTTACTTTGCGGCATAATCACAATTAAACGGTAATCTTATGGAAAATGTAATCGTAATCGAGCAAAAGACTTTTGAGGAATTGATGGCGCGTTTCAACCGGCTGGCCGGAATGGTGGACAGGTTCTGCCGCAAGGCGGAGGAGAAACGCCTCAGTGAATGGCTGGACAGCACGGAGGTGTGCCAGATCCTGCAAATCAGCCCGCGCACCTTGCAGACGCTGCGCGACAACGGCACGCTGGCTTACTCACAGATTGTGCGCAAGATGTTCTACCGGGCGGAGGACGTGCGGCGCATCGTGCCGCTGGTGGAGGAACGCCGCACCCTGGCGGCCTTGAAAGGAAAAACTATTTGAGGAAGGTTAAATGAGTATCACTTAAATCAGACTGACAATGAACGAATTGATGACAAGGGAAAGCGGACAGATGGCCGCGCTGTTCAGAATGCTGGAGCACGCATTGGACCACATTGAATTATTGGCCGAAAACTACCGCCCCGTATTGGGCGGGGAACGCTACCTGACAGACCGGGAAGTGGCCAAATTGTTGAAGACCTGCCGCCGGACATTGCAGGAATACCGGGATGCGGGGCGCATGTCTTATATCCAGCTGGGAGGGAAAATCCTGTACCGGGAGTCGGATATCGAACGGCTGCTGATGGAGGGTTATCGGGAGGCATTCCGTATCGGAACCTGAGAAGGACATGGGAAAAATGTAGGTGGCGGTAGAAGTCGTGTACGCATTGAAAAGTGGACCACCCTTTCCGGTATTTGCAAAAAACACTTGCAAATGACCCGGCCACCTGTAGGAATGTACGAAAGCGGCGCATCACGGGAGATAATCCTCTCATGATGCGCCGCTTTATTGTGCGTGAGTTGATAATACGGTCAATTCCGCACCATTTGCCAATGCGGACTGACCGGAAAGATGAACAGGCGGGCGGTATTCCGTCCACCGTGGCAAGTGAATTTTCCGATGACCCGTTCTCGCAGACGTTTTGCCCCGCAGGTATGAAGGCGGAAGGCAAGGGCAATGACCAACGGGAGGCCGTACAGCACGTCCATCCCGTACCCGTCCGCTTGGCGGACACGACGTTCCGCTTCGCCGGGATTCAGGATGCCGCTCTTGTACACGGCCTTTATCGCCGCCCGGAGCGTGAGGGCAACCACGCCGAACAGTTCCATCAGTTCCGGTTCATTCATCCAGATGGCTGTTGCGGAAACATCCGGCACGTGAAGTGTGCCGTGTTCGTCCAAAGTGATAATGTAACGTTCCATGATTCCTGACTTTTTTGTTATTCATCCATTGGCATTTCGTTCCGGCTGTTGCGCCGTTCCATCAGACGGTCCATGTCCTTCGATATCTTGCAGTCGGTAATCTGCGCATAAATCTGGGTGCTGTTGATGTCGGCATGGCCCATCATCTTCGCCGCGCTTTCTATGGAAATGCCCTCGGAGACCAAAAGGGTACCGAAGGTGTGCCTTGCGGCGTGATGGGAAAGGTTCTTCTGGATGCCCAGCATGACACCCAGCCCGTGAATGTCGTACCAAAGGATGTCCCGCTTGGGCAGGGGGAACACGGGACGGGTGTCGTCCGTGGTATTGTACAGTTCCAGAATCTGCCGAGCGGCCGGGTGCAGGGGGACGAAGGTCTCCACCTCGGTCTTTTCCCTCGGCTTGCGGATATAGAGCCTGCCCTCAGAAGTTTTGCCGATGTGTCGGGGGTACAGGTTATACACGTCCGCGTACGCCAGACCGGTCAGCGAGGAGAAGATGAACATGCGGCGGGCCAGCTCCACCTTGGGATCCGGCATCGGCGTGGCCATAAGGCGTTTCAGCTCGCTGCGGCTGATGTGGCGCATCTTGGGCGGGTCCTTCTTCTCATAATGCACGTCCTCCAAGGGGTTGCACCGGAGCACGCCCTCATCCACCGCAATATAGATAAGGCGGTTCAGCCAGCACAGGCAGTGGTTCACATGCCCGGAGGCATAACCCAGTTCCTTTTTCAGGAACAGTTTGAACGAATGGCCGAACTCCTCCGTGATGTCGGAAAAGGCGATGTCCTCCAGGCCACGGGACTGGAGGAACTGTTGCAGGTTGAGCTGCGTGGTCTTCGACTGCCGGAACGTGGAAGTCGAATGGATTTGTTCGGCACGCAGCCTGAGCCGTTCCCGCTCCGCTTCGCCGCCTTTGAGAAGGGTCTGGGGAATGGTCGCCACACCTGTCACGGCGTTTTTCAGCAGTTCGGCGCTGACTGCGCCCTGTTCTTTCAGGAGGCGGTCATAAGCCCGTTCGAGATTCAGGCGGAATTCTGCGAGGCGGTTGTTCTCGCGGGGCTGGCGGATGGTTCCCGTCTGGCTGTTCCAATCCTCCGGACGGCAGAAGATGCCGGTCGTGATGAGGATGCTTTTGCCGTCGATGGACACACGGCAAAGGACGGCGGTCGTGCCGTCGGACTTGATTCTTTTCCTATTGATATAGGGCAATATCTTGAAAGTGCTACGCATGATGGTTCATTTTAGCTGATGTTCTACATTTATTTTTTTCCAATCTCGTTTTTACAACCCTTTCTCATAAAACCAGTTCAAGGTCTTTGGTCGCCTCAATGAAGCGGTCCATGTCCTCGAACAGCTTTTTCGGGGTGACTCGGGCATAGATCTGGGTCGTCTTTATATTGTTATGTCCCAGCATCTTGCTGATGGTCTCGATGGGCACGCCCTCTTCGAGCGTGACAAGCGAGGCAAACGAGTGCCTTCCCATATGATAGACGAGTTCGGTCGTCAGTCCGGCCAGCACGCGCAGGATTTTCATGTTCGCCCGAAGCGTACTGTACAGCTGGTTAGGGAACAGGGTCTCCCGCAAATCGTCCCGGTATTTCTCTATCAGGGCAATGGCCTCGGGTAGCAGTTTGACGCGCGCCGTCAGTTCGTTCTTTTTCCGTCGGTATTTCAACCACAGGCTGCCTTCATCGTCGGTGAAGAGGTTCTCGCGGGTAATGGATATGGTGTCCGCATAGGCGGTTCCGGCATAACAGGCAAACAGGAACAGGTCCCTCGTAAGGACGAGGGAGCGGCGCTTTTCCGGGATTTCCAAGTCACGCAGCTTCTCGAAGTCCTCGCGGCTCAACGCCTTCGGGGTGGTCTCCTTCTGCTTGGGTATCTTGAAATGCAGGAAATGGTACCGCTCGGAGAACCCTTCCTTGTACGCTATCCGGCAGATCCGTTTCAGCAGGGCCAGATGATGCCGTGAGGTCTGGTTGGAATACCCGCATTTTACTTCGATATAGGACTGGTATTCCCGAATGAACTGTTCGTTCAACGCACCGAAGGCGATGTCCTTCACCTTGTATTTTTTCCTGACAAACTCGCCGAGCGTTTTCCGCGCATAATGGTAGGTGCTCATGGAGGACGCGCACACATCGATGCCGATGCGCTCCCTCGTTTCCTCGATGTGCCGGTCGAACAGCCGGAGCAGGGTCATCTGGGTTTCCATGCTTCCCTGGAAAAGGTTCCTCACGTCCGCAGCGCCGAAATCGCGTTTCCGTTCCTGCAATTCATTGAATGCCGCATGGATGGCCAGCAGCAGTTTCTCGATTTTCGCATTGGTCTCCACCGCCTCGCGGCTCTTTCCTTCCAGACGGTTTTCACGCACGTTCCACAGCTTGGGCGTGCACGAGAGCTTGGTGCTGAACTGCGCCACCGTCCGGTTCAATGTGATGCGTCCCATGATGGGAGCTTTGCCCGACTTGTCGGGTTCGGTCTTCTTCAAAAACAGCAAGACCTTGAATTTCTCAATTTTCATACGCCTACATTTTTTTGAGTGCAAAGTTATTATGAATGTAAGCGTTCATCGCTACGCAAAATACTGAGTATCATAGAAAAACAACCCGTCGGAGAACTTTTTTCAATCATCCGGTTAACACGGCAGGTTTCCGAAACAACCTGTTAACGGTTAAGAAACGGAACCGATTCGGCATTCCGTCTGAATCCGTTTCAGAAAGGTGTGCCAGATAATGAAATGTAGCTCATTTCTAACAGATTATGTTTCTAACGCGCTGTTCTATTTGATGTTGCTATGCTAATGAGTTCCCACACCAGTCGGCACACGTTCGCCACGATGATGTTGACGCTCGGTGCAGACCTCTACACGGTATCGAAACTGCTCGGACACGCCAACGTGAAGACCACGCAGATTTACGCGAAAATCGTTGACAGCAAGAAAGTCGAGGCGGTCAATCTGGTGGACAGCGTGTTTGATTGACAACTGTTTTATACACAAAATATTACCACAGAATGCTTTGCCTATTCAATGGCGGTATTTTTTCGTGCTAAACTTATCATTGTCATACCTTATTGGTTGATATATTGCCGAGATTTGACTTTTTAGGCAGTTTTTTATGCTGTTTTAGTCAAAACTCGGCATATTTTCTTTGCCGTATGGAATTTAATCCATAACTTTGCCGTATGGAAAATACAGTTCAAATCCCCCCTGTGCTTATAGGACGGCACGATGAATGTGCGACCTTGAAAGAATGCATGGCTTCCAACAGGTCAGAGTTCGTTATTGTATGTGGTCGCCGGCGTATAGGAAAAACCTTTCTTGTCGATCAATTCTTTGAGAACAGGTACGACTTTTCTTTTGTCGGGAAACATAAGACTAAAACACAGACCCAGCTTAATTATTTTGCGAAAGCGATTCAGAAGTATTCCGGTCAGAAGCAGAAAACATACGCCGACTGGTATGATGCGTTTGACGCTCTTGAATATTATCTGGAAACACTCCCTGTAAATCGGAAAAAAATCATCTTCATTGATGAAATGCCTTGGATTGACACCCAACGCTCCACTTTTGTCAGTGCCCTTGAAAATTTTTGGAACGGATGGGCAAACCGCAGATATGACATTGTACTGATTGCATCCGGTTCCGCGACCTCTTGGATGGCAGACAAGCTGATAGACAATCAAGGCGGTTTGCATAACCGTATCACACGCCGGCTTTACCTTGAACCTTTCACCTTGTCCGAAACGGAAGAGTATTTCAAATCGTTCGATTCTCCACTCACCCGTTATGATATTCTGCAATGTTATATGTTCACAGGTGGCATTCCTTTCTATCTTAGTCTGATGAATCCGCAAATGAGCGTGGCGCAGAATATCGACATGCTGTTTTTTCATAAGAGCGCACCGCTGCGCAGGGAATATGACGAATTATACAGCGCACTGTTTACTCATGTGGATTCCTATATCAAGGTTATTGAAATTCTGTACGACCATAAATACGGCTTGACAAAACGGGAAATTTCCAAGGCCACAAAACTTAACGGAACCTTCCTTAACACCGTGCTTAACAATCTTGAGTTGTGTGACTTCATAGAAAATTTTGAGCTTTTCGGAAAGAAGAACACATTGGTTTACAGGCTTGTCGATTTCTATACCCTCTTTTATTTCAAGTTTATTGCAAACCGCCACAACAAGGATACCGAATGGTGGAGCCACAATCTCGACGATGCGGGCATAAGGGCATGGATGGGACTGACATTTGAACTTATATGTATGAAGCACCACAAACAGATCAAGAAGGCATTGGGCATATCGGGTATCGGCACTTCCGTTTCCACTTGGAAATGTTTGCCGGACACAGAGAACGAAATACCGGGAGCGCAAATAGACATGCTTATTGAAAGATCCGACAAAGTGATACATCTTTGCGAGATGAAATTCAGCGAACAGGAATATTCCATTACCAACGAGTATGAGATGAGATTGCGCAAGCGGATGGGGATATTCAAGGAGCGCACAAAGACCAAAGAAGCCGTGGTGCATACCTTTGTCACTACATTCGGTGTAGGACAAGGCAAGCACAGCAGTATTGTCCACAGCGAGGTGACGATGGATGACCTTTTTAATTCCTGACGGCCATGATGATACAGCAGATTGCACAACGATTGCGTGAGGTGAACACGTTCCTCGCTACTTATACAACTCACAACCAAAGTGAAGTGTCTTTTGAACAAGCCTTGCCGCCATCTCTGTTCTACCGTGACTTCAACGAGACAAACGGCCTTGTCAAAGAAGCCGGACTGTTGTTCCGTGAAGATGCGGAGCAGCTTCTGGAATTTTCTTCTTCCCTCTTTTCGGAAACGGACAAATACTTCTCGCTTGACAGGACACCGTTGCAGAAGGTGGATTTTGCAGCCCTTTTCGAAGAACACCTCAAACCTTTTGAATTCCGGTACGAGGAAACGAAAACCGTTGCCACCGAACTCTGGCGTAAGTATTCGGCCATGAGCAACCGGCTGGATTTCCTACCGCTGGATTCGGAAGAATACAAGTCACTCGACGCGGAATGCAGCGCGGCAAAGGCGGAGTATGACGAAGTCCACGCGCACGCGAATCTATTATAT